CGCCTACGCGTGCGCCGCCGTCGCTTATGGGCGCTGTTTTCAACGACCGCCGATTCCGGTGCGTCGGGTTCACAAAGTCGGTGCGCACGGAAGCACGCGCTAGAATTATCAGATTATACGAGGCGCAGGAGGATCTATGAGCACGTGGCAAGAGATACCTAAGCTGAAACCCCTTTCCTTCTTTTCCCACCTGCAAGCAGGATTCATCGTCTCAGCTTGCGGCCCAGCCGTTACGCCATGGCATCCTGCCGTATGGGCAGCAATATCCATAGCCGTAGGGTATCTATGGGAGCTAGGATACTGGCAGGTAGTATCGTCTATGCAACCCGATGCCATGATTGTAATTGAGCGCCGTGGCTGGCCGCGCCTCGGCAGGACGTGGGATATCGAGGTCAGCGAGATTGAGCAGCCGGGAGGGGCTGATATACTGGTCCACGGGTCCATGGTCGAGATCGAGAATAAGGCGCATCCTAGTGGGCTCGATCTTGTCCCGTTTATCCTCGGATCAGGTCTGGGGCTTTTGTTTCACTATCTGTAACGCAAAGGAGTGTGTAATGATTGGTACGGCAGTAGTTGGCGACAGGGTACTTATCGAGCTAAAGGACCGGAGCTTTTGGAGCGGAGTTATTGCGAGGCTTGATAGCGCAGGCGTAACGCTTGCGCCAGCAAGTCACATCGGCGGTGGGCCGGGAACTCTTGAGCATACCTTCCAATGGCAGGTTATCAAAGAATGGCACCGCCTGGAGAGACTATCAACGCCGACCGGAGAAGGAACGAAGTAAAGACATGTACACTGCCCATGGCAATAGGATCCCCATAGGGGACTCTGTCGACCATTTTCATGCGCGTGAAAAAGCGGCAGTGTACATGTTTTTGCCCCGCCATGGCCAGGCTTGCCTGGAAAGTCCAGGCCGGCAAATCTTGCGTCGGGGACTCTAGCGTCATGGCGGGGCATATTTGTAGGCGCGATACCAAGTCGAAACAGAAGGAGGTGATGGAAGTTGTGGCACGTTATGATCGCGGCGCTCGTGTTCATCGATATTTTCTGGTGGATTCGGCGCTGACCTGGGTCGTTGCTGCTCTTGCACTCGCTCTAGCGGGGTGGGCGTGTATGTCGGCATACGATGCCTTGAGACTGTTTGTCGAGTCGTAACGCATAGGAGGGGTAGTCCAATGTGGCATCTAGCGTAGCACACGGATGTGCAATGGTTGTGGGATCTGGGCGGCGCGTCCAGGTCGCGAGTCTGGGCGCGCCGTACATAACGAGGACTACAACTTAGGGAAATCATAGCCGATGGGATGCGTATGGGCGCTGTTGCTTAGCGCATGTATGATAGGCGGTATCTTCTTTTGGCCGCTTTGGATCTTATGGGCACTGCTTGCAATTATAGCCTGGAGGAAATCATGATCTGGCTCAAACAAGGTGCAATCGGAGACTTGCACCGCGAAATGCGTCGGGCCCTCGGAAAGCTGACAGAACATTTCGAGCATGTTTTCATTACGTCCATCCGCGATGGCGCTCATATGAGCGAGTCCCTACACTATGACGGCAAGGCCATTGACTGCCGATTCAGGCTCGATGTGATCGGCGCAACTAGACAAGACGTTCAATCGCTCCTAGGTACAGACTTCGACGTAGTAGAGTATTCTACGTTCTTTCATATCGAGTATGACCCGGAGGGTAGGGACAGATGAAAACGAAAGATAAGCCAGCAATCAGAACCGCCGTGGAAATCGGGATCAAGATCACCCAAAACGAGCCAGGTATGGTATACCCGACGCCTATCGCATCTATCGAGATCGTACCGCACCCAACTGCGGAAGATGATTGCGACGCGGTCTTGACCGTCGCTGACCGATATATGCCCGAATTCGACGCCGATGATTGGACAATCAAGCTGAGACGCGACCAAAACCTTAAGTGCTCTGCCTATACGATCCTAGCAGTTGCCGTCGAAGAGCTGGCTAATAGGATCCGTAATGCCCGGGATCAGTGGCTCCGGGACAAATAACCGCTATGGCTGTTACATATACTTCGACCCTAGGCAAAGCAATACAACTAGACGAAGCAGCAGGAACAATACGTGCCGTAAAGCCTACAAAAAAGCTGGCTGGATCGTTTAGCGGGCGGCTAAAAGGCGAAGGCTATGAGTCTTGGATACGAAGGCGAGTTGCTCAGGAAATCCGCTCTAGACAATGGATCCTAAACATAACACATAGACGCGCTATTGCAGTTGGCTATGAATGCCCTATCCATGGCTACGTACTAGAGGAAACCGACTACTCTCCGACCGAACAGGGCAAACCGTTACACTACGAGTGCGCACAGTGCTGGATAGAGGCCATGGCCTTTCAGCTTGATTGCCGGCGGTGGTGGCGGCGTACCGTCATGCGTTTGCCTGATATCAGCAGGTTTATATCTACTTGACTTTAGCAATATTATATGATAAGGACTCCCGATATATTGGGAAGGGCTGTATGGTATCTGACCGCGACAGTAGGGGCAGGTTATTGCCCGGCAATAAGGCGTCTGTCGGCCACGGCGGGCCGTACTCAAGGCAGTTCGGCGACCTACAAGGCGGTCTGCTGCGGGTCATAGGCCTGTGCATCGAGCCCCATCCAACTGGGCAGGAACGGCGAGAGTTCCACAACAAGCTAAGGATCCAGGCGCTTGAGGACCCGGTCGCCTATATGAAGTACATCAAGCTGCCGGCCTTGAAGCTCATACCTGAGCGCGTAAGGGAGCGTATGCTGCTCAAAGCTATAGAGGCGGAAGATATTGAGATCGACGTAGAAGACGTTAGGGTGTTGCGCGAAATCGTCATGACCTCGATAAAGGAAGGGACGTCGTTTGAAGCGATTGACCAAGCCGCAAGCGCAGCATTGGTTGATGATAAGGGCTGAGACAAGCCTGCCGATCTTCGTCAAACACTTTTGCGTGACCTTGAACAAGGACATCAACCGAGGGCAACTATTCCCATACGACCGCTTCAGCTACACGCACGCATACTTCAGGCATTTCGTCGAGGCCATAGCTCATGCGGACGAGAAACCTATTATCCTATGGGAAAAGTCTGGACAAATGGGGGCGTCTTGGTCGGTCGCGATGTCCTTTGTCTGGGCCTGCCTGTTCAAGCGCGATATCCAGGCCCTAATGATATCACAGAAAAAGGATCTCGTAGACGACCGCTTTCACACGCCGAATTCCCTCATGGGCAAGTGCCGATATATCATCAAGCATCTGCCGGTCAAATGGAGTTCCGGATTCAGCTTCATGGACATGGGCATACGGCACGGGCATAACAACTCAACCATTGTGGGCGAGACGGCGCAGCCCGATGCCGGGCGAGGAGGCGCCTGGTCAATGGCCGAAATGGATGAGGCGGCGTTCAACGAATTCGGCGAGGATAATTTCAAGGCCTTGCGCTCGCGTTGCTACGGACCACTAATCATGACATCAACGCCGAACTACCGTAAGGCTATAGGCGAGGATGTATTTTCCCGCGTGCGGTGGGAAACCGAAGGCCGGCTCGTCAAGGTGCTAACTACGCCATGGCATATGCGCCCAGATCGTAACCAGGCCTGGTATGATCGAGAGATACAGACGATGACGCCGGCCCAGATTGCCGCTGAACTAGACATCGGCTATGGCAAGGCGAACTCCGCGAAATGCTTCTACACTTTCGACAGGTCTCAGAGTGTTGGCAAGGTAGAGTACATGCCAGGCGAGCCCGTATATAGGTCGTGGGACTTCGGGCGGGGGACTACGGCAGTATGGACAGCGCAAATCAAGACCTTGCACGCTGTCACTGGGCGGGCACTATTGCAGCTACGCTTGCTAGAGTATTTCGAGGGCTCAGGACACGGTGCCGCTTACTATCGCGATGCTCTCGCGGACCATGCTATGCGCTATGAGCGGTCTAGGATGATCGATATTGGTGATCCGTGGATTATGGATACGCGCCACTCAAATGCGGCTACGTGGCGGTCTGAGCTTGCAAGCAGTAACAGCGGGCAGTATAGGATCTTTGTTAGGCCAGCTAGATGTGTTACGGCCGGCATAGAGAACATGATAGAAAACGTATGCCGTATGTGTCAGACCGTTGAACTGAGAAACGGAGCGCATGAACCGTTGCTTGTGATCGACGAAACATGCAAGGGCGGCATTATACATCTTGAGTCCTATGGGTATCCGACGGATAGGGCAGGCAACCGCACGGGGGATAAGCCCATAAAGGACTCGCACTCGCACGCCGCAGATGCCTTGCAGTACTTGGCATGGGATCAATGCCGGCCAGATGCGGTTGTATCGGTACGGGATCTAGATATAGAGGTGATGGAGTCCGAAGTGCTAAAGGAGTATCCACTATGAAGGTCAGCTTTCACCGGCCGGTTGTCCGGTCCGGTGGTGATCTCTATATCAGATCACCTATTACATTCCAAGCTGAGGCGGAAAAGGAGACACCCAAACTTCTAGGGACTCAAGCATTTGAGGATCTGCCTGGAGACTGGCCGTATCAAAACCCAGATGAGCTTGTCGGCGCCAAAGGCTTGACGGTATTCAGCAAGATGTTGCGCGAGGATGAAATGTTGTTTTCCTCGTCCTGCTATCTATCTCTCGCCACTATTTCGCCGGGCTTCCGGGTCGATCCTGGGGATGATACAACTGAAGCGATGCGTGCGGCCGAGTTCCAGAATGACCAATTCGCGCTTATGCAAGGGTCGCTAAATCAGCTATGCCTAGACATCATCGACGCCGCCTTTCGCGGCTTTGCGGTTATCGAGCCCGAGTATGGCGCCAGACAGACGCGGGGTAAATGGATCGGCAAGCAAATGGTATCTGCAATGCGTGCCAAGAATCCAGCTTACATAGAGTTCAAGGTAGACAGCTACGGCGCGGTTGAGGAAAACGGCCTATGGCAGCTGGACTATACAGGCGCTGGGCCAGGCATGTACCGTAAAGTAGACCTGCAAGAAGTTATCTATGCGGCCTTCTGGCCTCGGGATGACAATCCATATGGATCGCCACTATTGCGGCCAGCATACCCGTACTATTTCGCCAAAGACTTTGGCCTGAAGCAGTGGTGGACGTTCCTCGAGAAGTTCGGCCATCCGATAATCATGGGCAAAGTCGAAAAGGGTCTTGAGTCTGGGGAGCGTACGCAATACTTGCAGATGCTAACGAAGCTGTGGAAGAACTTGGTCGCTGTAGTAGCAGGCGACGTACAAGTAGAAATGCACCAGCCCGATTACAAGAGCACGGATCAGTTTGAGGCAATGCTTAGATTTTGCAATCGCGCTCTTGCGAGGTCGTTGCTATTGCCAGCCCTGGTCATGGAGCATGATGGGTCGACCGGATCGCTAGCAATGGCCAAGGAGCAAGGTAGCGAGGGGCAATTTACGTGGATCCTGAAACACTTTGCCGACATGATCGAGCAAGTGATCAACGAACAGTTTATTGACCGGACGCATCGGCTCAATTTCGGCGACCGTATTCCTCGGCCAACCTTCAAGATAAATGATTACGCTGAAGAGGATCTGAAAATGAGGGCCGAGATATATAGCTCCTTGTCCTTGGTCGGTATGCCTTTCAGCGTGCCTGCGCTACGCAAGGAGTTCAACATACCGGAGGGCGATAGCGGTGATCTTATGATCGGGGGTCGACCGGCTGGCGGTGGACTGTTGAACGACGAGTTGATACGGGTTGCCACAAATAATCCGGCTGCTACAGAGCTTCCCGGTGTGCCGCCGGGTACGCCGCCAGAAAAGGTTGCAGCGATAAGACATGAGATGACGCGCAAGGCATTCGAGCTTGCCTACGATCCTCCAACCCCTACGCGCACGGTAGTATCTATGGCATCGCCTAATGCCGTGCCTACACTAGACGAGCATATCAGCTTCGACCAAACCAACATCGAGGAGGATATCGCGGCCGAGTGGTGGGGGCAGATAGGAGCGATTGTGATAGAGGATATGGCCGATGCCGTGAAAGAACAGGAGGGAAAAGGCAACGGCACACGGCTGCTCAGATAGAGGCGTTTCGTCTCCCCGGTCGTGTGCGACAAAAGCTCCCGCTACTGATGGCTGATATGGCTATGGATGGCGCCTTATCTGGAGAGGAGGAGACCAAGGAAAACATCAAGCGTATATCTAGCCGAGTCGGAACTGGGCAAGGAGCAGCAATCGAAGACGGCCGGGAGATAATGATCCCGAAAAAAACCGCTAGGCAAATCATGGCCTCCGCGATAGCCGAGGGCAATCGGTGGGTGGATGATATCGAGGAACAGGTCCGCAAAGTCTACCGCAACGCTTTGGCCGCTAAGGAACAAGGGACCGAAATCGAGCGCACGAAAATACTTGCCCAAGTCTCGGATGCCATCCTCGCGCAAGTCGAGCCGACTGGCAAGGCTGCTGCCTTTGCTCTGCCTACGCCGGCAAAGAAACTACCCAAGAAAGTACCGGCCATAAAAACTAAGTCAAAGGCAACGTACCGTAAGCGCCAGACCGTCAAGCGATGGTCGCCAGAAATGAAACGGGTGCTAACAGATAAAGAGCGTAAGATCCTAAAGGCGCAGGCTATAGCCCGAATGCGCACGGGCTGGAATAGGTGGTATAACAACCGCGTCGTGGCTCGCGTCCAGGACAACCCGGAGGTCATCTACCTACAGTTCACTCTGGGGCGGGCAAAGAATCACACTGATATTTGCACGGTACGCCAGGGCATGGTCCTGCCCAAAAACGATCCTAAATGGGCGACTAACACGCCCCCACTGCACTACAATTGCCGGTCTACGCTTATCCCGGTCACAAGGGGAGCGGCAAAAAAATGGGGCATCAAGCGATATACGCCCCGTGAAATACGGGACGACGACTACTCGCCGCAGGTAGGGTTTGTCTTGACTTGACGTTACTTATATGATATAGGGATTCGCGGGCATAGAAAGTGAAGGTCATGTGGCGGTCAATTATGAGTACGTCAAAGAGCCAGACGGGACCTATACGATCCGAGACGTCGAGATTGCAGCTGCAGGTCGTTGGAAGCCGGCCAACTGGCAGGGTACGGCTTTCGATATGTCCGATGATAAGCTGGCAGCAATGGTCAACGCCGACGCCGAAATTCGAGCGAAGACCACACTACAGCCGGTCATCCGTAACCTACACGCTCCCGATGTCATCGGTGGGACTCATCAGTCTGGGTGGATAGGTGCACTAGGGCCGCTACGGAAGATCGGCGACAAGCTGCTGGCCGACCTACGCGGCCTAGCTGAAGCTGCCTTCGAGTACATTGTGTCCGGCAAGGCTGGCCGAATATCGCCAGACATATCTATAGATTGGGAGGTCCCGAACTCTGAGGACAAGCTCCCAATCGTACTTACTGGCGTATCATTTACCGGCCCCGCTTTTCCCGCTATCGCAACTCTCAAGCCGATCGCGTCGTTCAGCGGCGCGATTGAAAGTAATGGGGAGTCTATGACTCTTTTGTCGATAGATGCCGCTCCTGTACAGCAGGCAGCGTTCGCAAAAACCAAGACGGAGGATGATGGGATGGACCAAAAGGAACTAGACCGCTTGCGGGATGAGCTTGCTGCGGAGAAGGCGAGTCACGATCAGGCGGTAGCAGCTTTCCAGTCGGCCCAGGCGGCTGAAAAAGATGCGATCGAGAAGGAGAGAATGGCGTTGCGCCAAGCGCGGGTGGATGCCTTGATCGAAGCCAATATGGCTAAGATCCTGCCGGCACAAGTTGAACAGGTCAAGCAACTAGCGATGTCGATGACCGATGACCACTTGACGGTCTACTTCGACCAGATCAAGGCCGGTCCGGATGTCGAGACCAAGAAGACCGATAAAGGGATCCCTACGCCAAGCGGTAAGCCGAACGAAGCGTCATTCCAACAGCAGGCGTGGGACATCGCATCAGATTACCTCAAGGATAATCCTGCGGAGTCAATGGGCACGGCCATGGCATTCGCTGAGAAGCAGCTTGGCACGGACAAGGCTATGCTATGGTTTGGCGATGCGTTCCCCGAGGATAAGCGAGATGTACGGCCTAATAGATTGGAGGTAGGCTAATGGCGTATGCTGCTAAGCGCCCCGATACCCTGGCGGCTGCATCTGATCTTCGCAGCTATCAGTTCTACGTGGTAAAGATAAATACCAGCGGGACGATCGATCTCGCGACCGGCGATGACACCACCGCTCCAATCGGCATCCTCCTGAACGAGCCCTATACAGGGGAAGGCTGCATGCTGTCGATGCCTGGCGAACTATGCCAGTGCAAGGTCGGTACAAGCGGAGTTACAGCCGGTTATCCAGTGAGAGTTGATACGACGCTCGACGGGACGATTGAAGATGCAGCCGCTGACGGTGATGTAGTTGTTGGCTGGGCGACCGAGGCGGGCGTGTCTGGAGAAATCGTTACGATCCTGACCTGTACGCCTACCTCGATTGCTGACATTTCTAAGGCCGGATACGGCGCCTAACATGGAAAGGAGACAGACTCATGCCTAAGCTAGTCCCGACTGACGTCCATGTTGATGCGCTGGTTGGCAACATCGGGCTGAAGTTCAGAAACAAGAATTACATTGCGGCCATCGCAGCCCCAATTGTGGCCGTGAAAAATAAGACCGGACTATATCCGAGCTTGCCAAAGTCTGCGCATTTCCGTAACGAGGCCAAGGCTACAAGCGGCATGGCCCCTACGGCAACGTTTGACGTTGACCTTACGCCCAGCTATCGCAATGTCACGTATAAGTTCGCGGCTGAATTGCCGGACGAGGTCGTGGCAAATGCCGATTCCGTTCTTAACATTACATCGCAAGCGGCCGAATACAGTGCCGATAAGATTTCTCTAGCACGCGAGGCTAGGGTTGCTAGTTCTATCTTCACGGCTGCGGCAAACACAACGTGGACTGGCTACACCACGCTCAGCGCTGCTGGAGGCACGCAATGGGATCTTACGTCAAGCTCCCATCCCGTAACTAATATCATGGATGGCAAGTTCACGGTCGAAGATAACACGCAAGGCTGGGAGGCTAACACTTTCATTGCTGGCACTGAGACGTGGCGCAAGTTGATTGTGCACCCAGAAGTTATTGGTTATATCTTCGGTGGCGGCGCGCAGGGCCCGAAGGCAGTCACGACCGAAAATTTCGGGAAGGCCTTCGGCTTTGAGAAGGTCCTCATCGGCAAGGCAGTATATACAGCAGACCAAGAAGGTACGGCCGAGGCCAGCTGCACTTACACGAAGCTCTGGGGCAAGAATGCGTGGATTGGGCGTACGGCTAACTCGCCATCCATGTGGGAGCCTACGGCAATCGTGCAAACCCGAGATACGTTCAAAACCTGGACATGGCGCAATACGGGTGCGGAATGCGCCTACATCCAGTGCCAGGAGTCTATCGACGAGGTTGTAGTCTCGGCAGACTGCGGCTATTACATTTTCGCGGCCGTAAGCTAAAGGGGGCCAGCCATGAGAAGACTTATGTCGGCGCTGGCGTGTCTAGCGTTAGTTGGGGTTGTATGCTACGGGTGGTCCTATAATTCCTGCGCCCAGGACTGGGGCGTAGGCGGAACTAGGGTTGATGTCATTACGGACCCGCCACAGGGCTACTCGAAGGTCTACCAGAAGGATCTACAATGCGCACCGCATGGGAATGGAACTACCACGTACCTGATCACGCCAGACAGTGGGTATTGGTTCCACGAGATCGGGCTGAAGAAGATCGCATCCTATTCGCATAACCATGTAGTACAGTTCAAGATTCTTCCCTATGCAAGCACTACTGATAGCACGTCTATTGCTACACATATTACGGTTACGTTCCCGTCATCGCAGTCAACGGGTGAGCCGGTTATGTTACCGATCAACTGCTATCAGTGGACCGTAGCGCTTGCTACGCCTTCAACGTGTGCAACTCGGACGACCATGAAGGCGTTTATGGCCATCGGGTACGAGAAGAAACACAACTAGGAGGCCTGCCATGCGGGTAAGGATGCTGCATCCAGCGCATGTCGCCGGCCACATGGTATTGGCAGGCGAGGACGTAGAGACTAGTACTTTCGAGGGGTTGGCTCTCGTTGATGGTGGGCTGGCGGAGTTGTCTATTATGCCCGTAGGCGACACGCCGCCCACCACGCCTGCAGATGATGCGCCGAAAAGGAAGCGCACGAAATCAAAGGTCAGAGTT